CGTTATCCGTTAAAAAATGCAGCCTCGAAAGCGATCAATGGCTGGTTTAAAGACGCCAGCACAGGATTGATTTATCAATGGGGAACCACTGATGCTGTCTATGACGACACGCTGAAAACCATCACTTTCCCGATTGCATTTCCTTCTGCATGCGTGGCTTTTTTGCCAACGCTGAAACGAAGCACGACAACGTCGAACACATTGGGAATGCTCTCTGTATGGGGACAGGCGATGAGTAATGCTTCTGCTAACCTGGTCTTCCAGTCAAATGACGGAACCTCTGATGCCCGTACGGGCCTGATTACTTACTGGGCGGTAGGATATTAATATGATCTATTTTTACAGTGCCAAAAATAATGCTTTCTATCCGCAAGAATTAAAAGAGGCGTATCAACGCGCCGGCACATGGCCTGACGACCTGGTTGAAATTCCGGAGGAGGAGTATCAGCCTATTATCCTGGCGCAATCGTTCGGAAAAGTGATCGCCGCAGACAATAACGGCTTCCCCGTACTGAAAGAGCCGGTTATTAACTGGCAGGGAAAAGCGAAGTCAGACCTTAAGAATCGGATTCTGGACGTTAACAGCATTGTTAGTGACTGGAAAGCGGAACTGCAGCTCGGCACCCTCAGTGAAGAGAATAAGGCGAAGCTTATAAGCTGGCTGGAGTATACCAATAAACTGAAAGCGCTTGATGTTAGTGATGTGACGACTGAGGATCATTACAAAAATATCGACTGGCCGGCAAAGCCAGCATAAATCAAACGGGCTGCGGCCCGTTTTTTTAATTCCCGCTGTTGTATCAGCCTCTCTCCAACCCGGACAAATAGCGCGCCGCGACGCCAGACTCGAAAATAGCACTCACCCCAACACCACGGAGTTAAACGGATGAGTGATTATCATCATGGCGTTCAGGTCGTCGAAATCAACGATGGCACGCGCGTCATTTCCACAGTCTCAACGGCCATTGTCGGCATGGTTTGTACCGCCAGCGATGCAGACGCGGGGATGTTCCCCCTCAATGAACCGGTTCTGATCACCAACGTGCAGAGCGCGATTGCCAAAGCGGGCAAACAAGGCACGCTGGCAGCTTCGCTGCAGGCGATTGCCGACCAGGCGAAACCGGTGATTGTTGTTGTTCGTGTTGCCGAAGGCAGCGGTGAGGATGCGCAGGCGCAGACCCTCTCCAATATCATCGGTACCACCGACGAAAACGGTAAATATATCGGCCTGAAAGCGCTGCTGACCGCCGAAGCGGTGACCGGCGTGAAACCGCGCATTCTTGGCGTACCAGGTCTCGATAGCCTCGAAGTCGCTACCGCGCTGGCACCGATCTGCCAGAAGCTGCGCGCCTTCGGTTATGTCAGCGCCTGGGGCTGTAAAACCATTTCTGAAGCGATCAAGTATCGCGAAAACTTCAGCCAGCGCGAACTGATGGTCATTTGGCCGGATTTCCTCGCCTGGGATACCGCCAGCAACAGCTCCGCCGTGGCTTACTCGACGGCTCGCGCGCTGGGTATGCGTGCGGCGATCGACCAGTCCGCCGGCTGGCATAAAACCCTCTCCAATGTCGGCGTCAATGGCGTTACCGGCATCAGCACCCCGGTGTTCTGGGATCTGCAGGAGTCGGGCACCGATGCCGATCTGCTGAACGAAGCGGGCGTTACCACGCTGATTCGTAAAGATGGCTTCCGTTTCTGGGGCAACCGCACCTGTTCCGACGATCCGCTGTTCCTGTTTGAAAACTACACCCGTACCGCGCAAGTGATTGCCGACACCATGGCTGACGCGCATATGTGGGCGGTGGACAAACCGATCACCGCATCGCTGATTCGCGACATCATCGACGGCATCAATGCCAAATTCCGCGAACTGAAAAGCAATGGCTACATCATCGATGCCACCTGCTGGTTCGATGAAGAGGCTAACGACGCCGCATCGCTGAAGGCGGGCAAGCTCTATATCGATTACGACTATACGCCGGTGCCGCCTCTGGAAAACCTGACCCTGCGCCAGCGCATCACGGATAAGTATCTGGCGAACCTGGTCTCCTCAGTTAACAGCAAGTAAGGAACAGATAGATGGCAATGCCGCGAAAACTTAAATATATGAACGTGTTCCTCAATGGCTTTAGCTATCAGGGGATCGCCAAATCCATCACGCTGCCGAAGCTGACCCGCAAGCTGGAGAACTACCGTGGCGCAGGCATGAACGGCGTAGCACCGATTGATATGGGTCTCGATGACGAAGCCCTGTCAATGGAGTGGTCGCTGGGCGGCTTCCCGGATGCTGCCATCTGGGAACTCTATGGTGCCACCACCGCGGATGCGGTTCCGATTCGCTTTGCCGGCTCCTACCAGCGCGACGACACCGGCGAGACGGTTGCCGTTGAAGTGGTCATGCGTGGTCGTCAGAAAGAGATCGACACCGGTGAGAACAAGCCGGGCGAAGATACCGAGTCCAAAATCTCCGTGGTCTGCAGCTACTTCAAGCTGACGATGGATGGCAAGGAGCTGGTGGAAATCGACACCGTCAACATGGTGGAGAAAGTGAACGGCGTCGATCGCCTTGAGCAGCACCGCCGTAACATCGGCCTGTAATAACCGCCCGGTCAGCCTGCTGGCCGGGTACCTTTTCCCGCGAAGAAGAGAGTGAGGATGCCATGAGCAACGAAACTGACAACGTGATTACCCTGGAAACGCCGATTAAGCGCGGTGAGCAGCTGATTAACAGCGTGACGCTGATGAAACCCAACGCCGGTACGCTGCGCGGATTGAGCCTGGCGTCGGTGGCGAATGCCGATGTCGATGCACTGATTAAAGTGCTGCCGCGCATTACCTCCCCGTCGCTGACGGAACAGGAAGTGGGCGCCCTCGACCTGGTCGATATGGTCGCGCTGGCGGGCAAGGTGGTCGGTTTTTTGTCACCGGCTTCGGCACAGTAACTTTTCCGGCCTCTCTGTCGGTTGACGATCTGATGGCGGATATCGCGGTGATCTTTCACTGGCCGCCATCAGAACTCTACCCCCTGAGCCTGACAGAACTCATCACCTGGCGCGAGAAAGCGCTACAGCGAAGCGGAAACAGATATGAGTAACAGCGCAAAATTAGAGGAATTGCTCACGGCTGTTGATCAGGCGACGCGCCCGTTTCAATCGTTGCAGACAGAGAGTCTCTCTCTGTCTGACAGCGTGAAAGGAACGGAGAAAAACCTGCGCGGCTTGTACACCCAACTTGCGCAGGTCGACGACATCATGCGCGCGGAAAAAGCCCTTGCCTCCGTCAATGCGCAGTTGAGCGACATCAAACAGAACAGGCAAAATGCCGCCAACGGCACAGCAGCGCCAGCGATTATCGATCCCTGGAGCGGAAAACCTAAGTCGGAGAAAGCGCTTAAAAAGGAACGACTTACTCTGCGCAGAACGATCAAAGCTAATAAGACCTCCCTGAAGACAGCCGGTATTGAGGCGAGAACGCCGTTATCCGCACGACTCCAGCTCAATAGCCGTATCAGCGATGAGTCGGCACAGTTGATCACCCAGCGCCAGGCGCTCAAACAGGAGCAGCACCAGAAGCGCCAGCTACGTGCGGCAAAAATCCAGGCCGTGCAGCAGCGCATTCTGGGCGCAGGCGAAAAGGTCTCCGCCATTGGCGAGAGAGGCAAGTCGATTGCCGCCACCGGCTTTGAACTCGGCAAAAAAATTATGCAGCCGGGCTATGAAGCCTCGCTGAAAAACAGCCCGCTTGCGCCGGCTGCGGCGTCCGATAACGCAGAGCCCGGTGCACAGAACAGTACCCCCGCCTCCGGAACAGCGGTCGCTACGCTGCAAAACGGCTCGGGAACAGCCGTTGCTACCCTGCAAAACAGTACCGGTGCTCCGGGAACGGCGGTCGCAGCATTGCAGAATAGCGCTGCCGGCCCCGCCGCGGCGATGCAGAGCAGTGTCGGCAACCTGGGTACCGATCTTGAGGCGCTGCAGGCGGCTTATCAGTCCCTGAGCGTTGATATTTTCAGTACCCAGGAGTCATCCCTGCGCTCGCTGGTGCAGACTGCGACCCGCTATGTCGGGAAGCTGCAGGAGTGGGTGCAAAACAACCAGGGGCTGGTGCAGAGCTTTGGGCTTATTGCTACGGTCGTGGTGGGCATTGCAGGCGCTGTCGGCACCGTAGCGGGCGTTATCGCGCCGGTGTTCACCGGCATCAGCACGCTTATCACCATCGCGACGACGCTCGGCAGCGTATTTACCACTATTTTCGGCGGGATAGCGGCAGTGATTGGCTCACTCACGCTACCGATTGTCGCCACTATTGCCGGCATCGCGGCAGCTGCGCTGCTGATATATAAGTACTGGGAGCCGGTTAGCGCCTTCTTTGGCGGTGTCATTGAAGGCATCAAAACGGCGTTTGCCCCCATCGCCGAGTTGTTTGCGCCGTTCCAGCCGCTTTTCGAAGGTATCGGCCAGGTGATAAGTAACATTGCAGGGTGGTTCGGCGATCTGCTCACCCCCGTCAAATCCAGCCAGCAAACCCTTGAGAGCTTCGGTAACGCCGGAAAGATTTTCGGTCAACTGCTGGTTGAGGCACTGACACTGCCTTTCAAACCGCTAAAACTGCTGATCGAGGGCGTCACCTGGTTGCTGGATAAGCTTGGCGTTATTAACAAACAATCCGCTGATGCCAGCCCGGATAAGCAAACCCAACCGACCACTGGCGGTGCAGCGTTTGGCATGGTGCAACCTCCACGCTTAGACAATTATCAGGCGGCGCGCCCTGCGACCGGCGGATCCTATGTCGATCAAAGCAAGAGCGAATACAACATCACTCTGCAGGGAGATATGTCATCCGGCGGCGATGGCACGCGCCAGTTAAGAGATCTGCTGGCGCAGCACGAGCAGGAGAAACGCACTAACTCCCTTTCACAATTCAGCGCGGCAGGAGGATTTGCCTCATGATGCTGGCACTTGGGCTTTTTGTATTTATGCGGCAGACGCTGCCCTATCAAACCATGCAACGCGATAGCACCTTCAGATGGCCCAGCAACGCGCGCATGGGTAAACGCAACGCCTTTCAGTACACCGGGCCGGAAAACGACACCATCACTATCAGTGGCGAACTCTTCCCGGAGATTACCGGCGGCACGCTGTCACTTTCGGCGGTACGTCTGATGGCGGAACAGGGCAAAGCCTGGCCGCTGATTGATGGTACGGGCATGATTTACGGGATGTTTGTGATTAATAGCGTCAGCGAAACCGGCACCCTTTTTTACCCGGACGGATCGCCGCGCAAAATCAACTTCACCTTGAAGCTGACCCGCGTCGATGAGTCGCTGAAAGCGATGTTTGGCGATATTTATGACCAGGGTAAGCAGCTGGCGACCAACATGCTGGAGAGGTTCTGATGCTTAATGCATTCACAAACGGCTTAGCACGGGTAAAAACGCCGGCATTTTCATTAAAGCTCGGGAAGAAGGATATTACGGGCAATATTCAGTCCCGGTTGATTGCCCTGACGGTGACGGATAACCGGGGGTTCGAAGCGGATACGCTTACGCTGACACTTGATGATGCTGACGGGCAAATCGAGATGCCAGAGCGGAGCAATGTCATCACGCTGGCCATCGGCTGGCAGGGTGCTGCGCTGACTGAAATGGGCTCCTTTATTGTCGACCAGGTCAGCCACAAAGGCACACCGGATCAGGTTAGCGTCACCGCTAAAAGCGCAGATTTTCGCGGCAGCCTGAACAGCCCACAGGATAGCTCCTGGCATGATACGACGCTCGGCGCCATCGTTGAGGAGATTGCTAAACGTAATAAGCTGGACACCAGTCTGCCACCCTCGCTGGCGCAGATTAAGATTGCGCATATCGATCAGTCGAATGAGTCCGACGCAAACTTTCTGACGCGCCTGGCGCGGCGTAACGGTGCCGAGATCGCCGTCAAATCGGGCAAACTGTTTTTCATCGTCCCGGGCATGTGCGTAGTAGGCGGCGAAACAATGCCCTCCGCCACGATAGCCCGTAGCGATGGCGACAGCCATGATTTCTCGGTTGCCGATCGCATCAACTACTCTGGCGTCACGGCGCATTGGCAAGATACCGCCATGCCAAAAAACCAGAACACGATTCAGCTACAGAGAACATCATCGCAACAGAAGGTCACGCCGATTTCCCATCCGCAGGCGGTCAGTAGCCAGGCAGCCTCAAATGGGAAAAGCGAGCCGACAGACTACACAGCAGGCTCAAAAGAAAACGTTCTGATTCTCTCCACCACGTTCGCGAATAAAGAGGAGGCGAAGCTGGCAGCTGAAGCCCAATGGAGCGAGATCCAGCGCAACGCGGCGAAATTTTCAATTACCCTTGCGCAGGGCAGAGCAGACCTGCGTCCCGAAACGCCGGTGATAGTGACTGGGTTCAAAAATGTGATTAACGCCAGGATGTGGGTCGTCAAGAAAGTGACCCATACCATGAACACGCAGGGTTTTGTCAGCAGCGTGGAGCTGGAGGTTCGCATCAATGATGTTGAGTATGAAGCAAAATAAAAATCACAAATGCATTATTTAATTTGTATTTGCAAGATTGGAGGCTATCATAGCTAGCATAAACACGAAGGAGACCCCATTATGATGCATTGTCCGGTATGCCAGCAGGCCGCGCATGCGCGCTCAAGCCGCTACCTCAGTACCGAAACCAAAGAGCGTTATCACCAGTGCCAGAACGTTGAGTGTGGTTGTACGTTTGTCACCCATGAATCGCTGGCACGCTATATTGTCCGGCCTGTGGCAGCGCCCACCGCTTCGCCTGCCAGCCTGCGCTAA